CGAATCAAATCTCGATTGCCAATGGAGCTAACGGCGCACCACTCATCAGTTACACATACACGCCGAACACTTGGTATCACATCGTTGGCATAATTAACAAAGGGTCAAATAACACATATTTGTATGTTAATGGTGCGCTTGCAAACTCCACCAGTGGCACCACTCCGTCGGTAACGCCAGCAAAACTATGGCTGTTGCGTAACCCGTATCCCGGATTTCCTGAACCCGCACCGCAAGGCACGCGGATTGGGTACATGAAAGTTTGGAACGGTCCGCTCACGGATATTGCCGCGAAAGCGTTATATCCAGAGTTTCAAGACGGCTTTCCAAATACTTTAAATCGAGAACTGTCTAAATCTACTGTGTTGTTATTAGGCAGTTCAATTGCACTAACAGACAACTATTTTTACATTTTTCCTCATAACTTTTAAAAAGGAAATCACATGGCTAACAGTAGATTTGTGCAATCTGAGGCAAATGCAGCAGCTTCAATTACTTTGAGTGCTAATGCTTTCATTGAACCTTCAATCAGTAACATCAGTTATTCATACTCAGGTGTTCCTACTGGTGGAAGCATAAAGGTCGAAGATGGGTCTGGCAACACTATTGCTTTTTGGTATGTTGTAGCAGCAGGGCCGGGAAATATTCCATTACCGCCTAGTCTTCATGGAACATTAAATAACAATTTAATTGTTACTATTGCAGCTGGTGGCGGTTCTGTAGTGGGTACTCTTTTAGTGACATAAAGGCTAAAACATGCTTATCTTCACTTTAGCACTGGTTTGCGTAGTTTTAGTTGTTTCTGTGATTCTTTTAGTTGTTCAAATAGTAATTTTGAAAAATTTACACAAAACAATTAAAAAAGTAAATAGTGCTAAATGCTGCAATAATGAAGATCATTATTTGATGCTTCACAAGCTTCAAAGTTGGACTGAAATTATGGAAAAAATGGAATCTTTGACTTCCGTAATCAGTCCCATAATAAGAAGGAAGCATGATTTCAAAAATACGGTTGATGCCAAAAAGGACGAAACATTAGCCGTATCGTGCAGTACAGGAGATGTCACAAAATGACGTTAAACGAAGCTCTCATTTTACTTGCAGTGGCAGTGCTGGGGAGCCTTGGAACCCTTTTAACTACCTTCATGACAGGTGGATCTGAATATATTAAAACTTGGTTTAGAATCAAAAGGCAAAAATTAATTGAAAAAAATACTGCGGAAGGGTTTCGTGTTTTTGGGGTTTGGGCTCACACAGTTCAATTAATTCAAAAATTTGATTTTATAGATCGCGTCATTATTTTTTGTGGTCAAAACGGTGGCGGTTTGCCAAAACTCGGGTATCCGTATACGATTCGTGGAGATTACGCTTGGAGTAGGAACGACCTAGAAGACATTTATAATAGGTATAATTTCAAATTAAAAATTGATAGTACTTATTATGAAATGTTAGCTGATGTAATAGAAAAAAAGTGCATTATAAATAAAACGTCTGAAATGGATGACGGTTCTGTTCTGAAGGCTATGTACATCGCGGAAGGCGTAGTTTGTTCTGCAATTTATTTCTTGCACATAAACACAGAAGACAATATTTTCTACTACGTTTCAATTGCAAGCTACAAAGGCGAATTTACAAAAAACCAATTGAGTTTGATAGAACCAGCTGTTCAGAGGCTTCGCAGCATGTACAACGAAGCCGAAAGTAACTAGAAAGAAGTGATGCTGTGAACAAAGTTTTTCGTCATGGATTTGGTGTTTTGGTTTTCTTGATGTTTGTAATTGTTTTCACGGCATGTGCCTTGGGACAAGAAAAACCAAAACTGATTCGGATTCCAGAGCTATTTATTCCGCCAGCTCCTCCGGTGAAAATTGAATCAAATAAGCTAAGTAAAGGAGTTCTTTACTATGTTGATTCTGATATTCCTGTTTTGGTAATGGCTGCTCCTACTGGGCTTATCAAAATCACTCAAGCTCCAGTTACCCCAGTAACTACTTTTGCTTCATTTGTAGACACAAAAAATAAGGATTTTGAGTTTAGGACATTCAAAGGAAAAGATGTTTTTTTCATCAGTGGAATCGCTAAGGGAACTGTGACTTTGTTCATAATTCCAAAAGGACTTGACATAAAAGAAGAAGATGCAAAAACTAAAACAATTGAAGTTTTTCCAGAAGAAGGCGATAATCCTGATCCCCCTGCACCTGATGACAAGACCGACGTGTTCTACAAAGGAATCAAGGCTGCTTATATAGCTGATGCTATGGATTCTATGAAAATCAAAAAGCTTAAAGAACTTTATGATTACGCAGTATTTCAAGCAGATTCAGCAGCAACCTGGAGTGATCTTTTTATCTTGATGCAATCAAAAGCCCAAGAGCTGAAAGTAGATGGCAATTCCAATGTGCCTAACACAAAAGCGTATCTTCAATCTTATTTGAAATCTACTTTACCTTCTATTGGAGCAGGACCGAAGGCTCTCACTCCGGACGATCGAACCAAAGCAAAAACAGAGTTTCAGAAAATTTCAAACGCTCTAAATGAGGTTTTAAAATGAGTGTTGATTTTACAAAAATGGGCGGACAAAAAAACTTCTTCATGGGAGCTGATCCGAACGACCCAGAAAGTTATTTTTGGAACTTTGGAATTGCTCCAGAACCAGACAATGGAACTGTTCTGGCAGATTTGTACGCTTCAAAGCCAAGTCTGTACGCAGCCTTCCCGAACATCCAAGGACGTTGGCAAGGAAATACTGTTAATCATATCAATGCTGTTTTACAAAATAGCAGTGGTGATTACAGCAAAGTCGAAGAGTTGATTCAGATGCAACCCCGCGGTACTTGTTTCCCAGCAGGAACATTGGTTCTTATGGCTGATGGAACACAAAAGCCAATAGAAAATATTTATGTTGGGGATTTTGTTATTTCACACACTGGAGAAAAAAGAAAAGTTTTAAAAATTATGAATCGTAATTATACTGGAAATATGTATAATTTACGAATTACTGGATTAAGTAATTTTATCTCTATGACAGGCGAGCATCCAGTTTATGTAGTCGATGATATTCAAACTAAAGGATGTGCAGGATTTCGTCCTGGAAATGGCTCTTGGGTTCAGGCTAAAAACTTGTCAGTTAAGCAAAGAGTTCTTATTCCTTTTGGTCAAGAACAGAGTGACGGTCGTGGAAAAATGGCTTATAGGACTAAAACTGGATTTTGCGTACCAATTAGAAAAATTGAAACAGAGTTTGTTTCTAATTTAAAAGTTTATAATATTGAAGTTGAAGAAGAGCATAGTTATGTTGCCGATGGAATAGCAGTTCATAACTGTGGCGGTCGTGCTGGATCTGCTACGATTGATTTTATTCAACATATTTTGATTGCTTCAGGAAAACGAGCAAAATTCCATCGTGCGTCGCATGCGGCTTTGTATTTTCTTGCTCGTAAGAAATACAATATGTTAGGCGGTCGATGGGATCGAGACAATAACGACGGTGTTGCCCGCGGGGCCATCACCGAAGCTTTGAAAATGTACGGTGAAGTCACCCGCGAAGAAATTGGAGACCTGAACTACTACGGTGATGGTTCCGATGATCTTGCTTGCAAGCTCGGTGCTGGGATGCTTCCAGACGTGCAAGAAAAGATCATCAAGCTTGGAGCTGACAACATTTGTACGGAATGGACGCCCGTCACATCTGCTCAGGAGTTGGCAGACGGGATTGCAGCTGGTGGCATTGGAATTGGTGCTGACGGCCAAGGTTTTACAATGCAACGTGATGGTAAAGGCTTTTGTCGCCCTTCAGGAACTTGGCAGCATTATCAAATTCGCGTGTCTGTGTTAAGTGAATCTGACTACGGACAAAAAGGATTTGGTTACTGGCAGAGCTGGGGACGAAGTACTCCAGATGGCCCGAAGCTTGCCGGGCATCCTGGAAACTGCTTTGGTGTTGATTGGGAAACTCAAGATTACGTTTGCAAAAACGGTGCTTGGGCTGTTGTTTTCGGATTTCCCTTGTGGGATCTCCAACAGGGATTGATTGACATTCCCTGGAACTTTTAACAAAAAGGTGATTTGATGAGTGTTGCTGCTTTAATGATGGCGTTGGTGGAAACTCTGGTTGGCTCATTGGCTACTCAATATCTGGGTGCATTGCTGCGAAGCCTTCTGGATTTCATCTCTGGGCACGCTTTGATCGCTGCCAATGGTGGCGTAAGCGAAGTTCCTGTAACTGTCCTGAATGGAGCTCCCGAAGAATTGAAAGAGTATACGACGAACCTTCTTCAAAAGCTTGTGGCAAACGGAGGACTTCCGTTATATGCAAAGATTATTCTTAATCAGGTAATTAAATTCTTACCTGAAATTGAAGATTCTCTTTGGAACATGCTTTTCTCGAAGGGCATTGTTGCAACCGAAGTTCCTGTGAAAGTTAAAACGGTAGTGGCTGAACTTGCCGTTCCTAATGAATTGCTTGCTCATTGCAAGATGTAAATTTTCCGTATAGAATACCGAGAGTGAATTCACTCTCGGTTTTTTAGGAAATAATTATGGTAAAAAAGTTTGTCAATTACACTTTACGCTTGGAATCTAGCAGTAAAGTAAGAACTGAATACCTGGAAGGCCAAAAGTGTTTGGTAGCTCCTTGCCGAATGCTGATTGAAGGCGTGCATAACGGTTCGCAAGGACCGGGCTACTATTCCAAGGAAGAGATTTCCGCCAAACCGGCAGTATGGAATCACATGCCGATTATGGTAGGACATCCTAAAGATTCCACTGGAAAATATATTTCTGCACGATCCTCCGCAGGAGTTTTAAATTCCTCAAAAGTTGGAATTCTTTTAAATACTAAAGCCACTGATGGCGGAAAGTATTTAGACACAGAAGCTTGGTTCATTGAGAACCGATTAAAACAGATTGATAATCGTATTTATGATGCTCTTAATAACAATACTCCAATGGAAGTTTCTACTGGCTTAGATGCCACGATTATCGAAACTTCTGGTATTTGGAATTCAGAGAAATACGATTTCATTGTTACGAATTTTGAACCCGATCACTTGGCAATTCTGCCTGATCAAATTGGGGCTTGCAGTCTCGCAGATGGAGCTGGCTTACTTGTCAATCAAGGAAAGCTCCCACAAGCGTTTTCTCAGACGCTAACAAAAGCAGTTCAAAACCAGTTGTCTAAAATTGGTGCAATTTATAACGGATCGGAATTATCTTTTGATGATATCGCATCCAGTTTAAATTCACAATTAAGTGCTAAGTATGGACAACCTGGAAAATATTGGAACGGATATCTTTACGAAATATTCCAAACAAATGTTGTTTTTCGGAATGAGGACGGTAAACTATACAAAATAGATTACAAGACTGATTCTTCAGGTGTTTCATTATCTGGAGAATCTGTTCAAGTAAAACAAACTGTTACTTATGAACCTATTACTTCTAAGGACAAAACCATGACCAATGAAGAAAAAACAAAGATCGTCAATCAGATGATTGCTACTGGCAAATTCACTGAAGAAGATCGGGAGTCGCTGATGAACACTGCTCATCAGTTGTTGCCTAAAATCACCGCTGTTTTCTCAGTGCAGAACAAAGAAACAACGACAACTCCGGTGGTTAACAAGGAAGAAAAAACGGTAGAACAGCCTAAGCCGATGAAGTTTGACGATCTGATGAAAACGCTCGATCCTCAATCTCAGAATATTATGAATGAGATGAAGAAAGCGTACATTGAAAACAAAAAGAATTTGATCAATCAAATTCTTGCAAACAAGTCCAATACGTTCACCAAAGAACAACTGGACGCCTTTGATGACATTGACGTTCTCAAGGGCATTGCAGCTTTGGCGAAATCAACTACTCCCGTTGCAAATAACAGCAATCCTTTGAGCATCATGCAAGGGCAGTATGCTGGTCAAACTACTGGAATGTCTTTCCCGACAGTTCCGCTTGATGAAAAACACGAGACTCTTTTAAACGAAAAAGTGTCTGACTTGGAAGCCTGGGGCTTCGCCAAGAAGTAATTTATCTTTTTCAAAACAATCTCTAGGAGATTTTAACGATGGCTAATCCTAATACAATCGTACTCAAAGGTGAAATTGGAGAACATTACGATGAAGGTATCGTAACTGTTTCTGCAATTACTCCGGGCATGATGATCAAACGAACTTCTGCGGCTGGCGTTGGCACTGTCAGTAACGTTGCAGTTCACAGCACTGCGGGCGGTGCTGGCGAAGTTGCTATCGCAATCGAAAACTCTCTTTATGGTAAGACTATTGCCGATGCTTACCCGGTCGGCGGTCGCTGCCGATTCGTGAATCCGGAAATCGGTGATTGGTGCTATCTCGCTGTTGCGGCTGCTGCTGTTGCGATCGCATACAACGACCCTCTTACGTCAGCTGGTGACGGCACATTCAAGAAAGCAACGTCTACCGACAAAGTGTTTTTCATGGCTGAACAGGCTTTGGACAACTCTGCCGGTGCTTCGATTGCCTGGGTCAAAGCTCGTCGCGTTGCTGCTACAGTAGTATAATTATTAACCAATAATTAATTCAAGGAGAAAATTGATGAATGAATTGAAAGAAAGTCCTGCTATGATTTCCAATGCAAAGGATCTCATGAGCGGTGGCGGAGCAGTGGGGCAAGCAATTGCCAAAAAGCTGCTCAATTCTGATTTTGACCATAACTCATTACGTCCTTACGTTGACGAACATGGTCGTGGTTTTCACGATCGTATTGTCAATGGCAAGAAGCATACGTTCATCGATAACGATGGAACCTTGCGAAAGCTCGAATGGGAACTTCTGGACAAGACTATTATCAAAGCGGCAAAACCGCGTTTGAAGCTTGTCGCGGATCTTCTGCAGGAAGTGCCGTACAGCCTGCCGAATCCCATGGGTCAAACGACTATCCAGTATCAGCAGCAGTCTGATATCAGCGAAGCTACGATTTCGCTGGATGGCGTTCGCCGGTCGGAACGGGATCGCCCGACTTACAGTCTGGTGAACTTGCCGATTCCTATCATCCATAAGGATTTTAGCTACAACATCCGTGAAATTGAAACTTCGCGGCGTGGTGGCCAGTCTTTGGATGTTTCGACTGCGGAACTGGCTGCTCGCCGGGTTTCTGAAATCGCTGAGCAATTGGCGATCGGTACTCTGAGCTTCACTTCTGGCGGAGATACTGTTTATGGTTTGACCAATTATCCTAACCGGATTACTTATTCCATCAGTAATCCTACTGGTGGTGGTTGGACTCCTGCCGCAACAATTGCTGATATCCTGGCTATGCAACTGGCAAGCCGTCAGCACTATAACTTTGGTCCGTGGCGGCTGTACTGTTCATTGAACTTTGCTCAATATCTCGACCGTGATATGAGCGGATATTACATGAACAAGACTTTGCGTCAACGTATCAAAGATATTGAAGGTATCACTGATATCGTGACTCTTGACTACCTGACTGGCTATCAATTGATCCTGGTTCAAATGGATTCTTCAAATATCCAGATGATCAAGGGTATGATGCCTACCATGGTCCAATGGGAAGGGTCTGGCGGTTTCGAAGTCTTCTTCAAGGTCTTTGCAATCCTGGTTCCTTGGCTGCGATCTGACAAGTACGGTAACTGCGGCATTGTCCACGGTTCGTAATATTTTTTGTCACAAAACTCTAACTTGAAATAGGTGATTTGTAATCATGGCTGCAAAAAAATTGGTTCCGGTTCGCGTAAAGTCCGGAACCTATTATCACAGGGAAAAAGGCAAGGAATCCGCCGACAAAGTTTACAAGGCTCATGAAGAAAATAATAATGTACTTCTTCTACCTTTAGAAGAAGCGAAAAGTCTTCTGGAGCGATTTGTAAACAAATTCGAGATCTTAAATGAAATCGAATACAAACTTCCTGAAAATACTTCTGAGGAATCTTCAGAAGAGGAATCTTCAGAAGAGGAATCAGAAGAAGGTGGTGAGGCTTCTGGAGATGAAGACTACGGCACGGAAGTAACTAAAAGCTTCGATGAAGCCAAAGGAACCAAGTGCCAAGTCTACGTCAACGGCAACAATCTCTATACGGTGATCGGTCCCGAAGGGGAAGTCATCAAGAAAGAAGTGAGTGAAGCTGCTGCCCGGAAGACTCTAAAGAAGTTCCAACCAGCTGAGTAATACTCATGCCGAGAACTACGGTAGATCTGATTAAAAGTATCATATTTGAAGATGATTTTGACATCGTCATTTATGATACTTTTATTGCTACTGCAAACATGCTTGTTAATAAAGTAGTAGCAGTCAATCCAAACTACACTGACAGTGATTTGCAGTTAATTGAAACTTGGCTTGCTGCACATTTATGTTGCATCAACTCACCAAGAAAAACTCAATCAACCATTTCATCTGTTCAGGCTAGCTATGAGTATCGTGTTGATTTTGGTTTGAAATTAACACGGTACGGACAACAAGCCATTATGTTAGCGGTTTTTGGTGAGCTGGCTAACTTGAATGTACTGAACGATCAAAAGAAAGTTCGTAAACCTGGTGTTCTTTTTGTTGGCGGAAACTGCGATAACGATTCTCCATACTACGTTTATCCTCCTTACTAATGTCAAGAGAATTACGAGTAAGTTTGATTCATGTGGCTGTTTATTGGAAACGAAACGGATTCGATTCCAATGGAGAGCCTACGTACGATGCTCCAGTGGAAATCCGTTGTCGTATCGAAGATCACGTTCACCAAGTTTTTGATAAGCATGGACGAACATTAGAAACAAACGCTCGTATTTACACTGACTTTTTGATGACAGAGGAAGACGCGATTTGGACTGATAAAACGTTGTACAGAAAATACACTCCAGGGAGCATGTTAGCGAAACTAAATCAAACTGATTTACGCAATCCGTATTTAAATGATGCAAATGAAATACGGAAAAATTACAATATGCCTAATTCTCGTGGATATGAAACTTTGTACGTGAGTTTCACATAATGGCTGATGAAAGTGCTATTACTGGAATTGAAGTTGTAAATAAAACTATTGGTAAATCAGTTACCAGAGCTAAAAATACAATTTCAGAGGCTTTACATCGTTGTGCAGAAATCATACTGCAACGATCTCAAAAATATGTACCTGTTGATACTGGAGCTCTCAAAGCAAGCGGTCGGATTGTGGTGGAAGGAAATCGGCAAGCCACTACTTCAAGAGTTATCTATGGTGGAAAAGCTGAAACATACTATGCTTTGTACGTTCATGAAAATTTAGAAGCAAAGCACGCAGCTCCTACTTGTGCAAAGTTCCTGGAGCGAGCAGCAAGGGAATCTGCGGGTAACTGTCAGCAAGTAATTATCAAAATGCTTGGCGGTAGAAGTCGAGCTGAAGCAGAAGCAGCTGGAGAGCCTGGAAACATCGGAAAGACGTTATCCACGAATAGGAATTACGCAACAAAGTACGTCACTGGTTCAAACAAAAACGTTGCCTATCAAAACGTAGATAGGAAGAAATGAAAACGTTTAAAATTCCTAAAGCTCCTTCTGAAATATTGTTGAATTTTTTACTGTCTCAAAACTTAGTTTCAGCAGACAGTACGAAGGATTGGTTTTGCACAGCTGGCGGATTGACAACTGATCCTGATAATGTCATTGCAATATATGACACTACTCCATTCGTAGAAGGATACATTCTCGAAACCGGAGAGCCTATAAAGCATTTTGGCATTTCAGTAACAGTTAGATCTTTAAAATATCCAGCTGGATGGCAAAAAGGCGAAGAACTGGAAAGCTTCATTTGTGGATCTTCAAGAACCGTAATGTTCACTGGAGATGACTACACATTGAAATTAGATTCTTTTATTATTTCTTCTGGTATTCATTTCTATGGAAATGAAACTAAGAATAATAGAAAACTGTTTCAGTTTTCAGGTTTACTTTCGATTCAAATTGGAGAACCATAAAAATGGCAACTAAGCGTTTAAGTGAATCCGTAGGTGCAACAATCACTTTTGCTGATTATTCTACGGTCAAGTTTTATGTCAAACAGATGGCTCCTCCTACTATTGATGCGGGACAGGCCATTCAAACAACGCTTTTAGCTAACTCAAAGTATCACACTTTTACGACTCCAAAGTTAATCAGCTTAATGGATTTTACTTTGATGGTGTCGTATAATTCTGATGCTATGGTTGATGCTATTACTTTTGTGGGTCATAATCAACTCATAACCTTTACTTGGCCTGACGGGTTTACTTTTGCGTTCTACGGGGCTATCATGAAGTTTGCCCCTGGAGAACTGGTTCCAGGCACACAGCCAACGGCAACAATTACAATCCAGCCGACGATGGAGAATCCAAGTACGCTGGCTGAAACGGCACCTACTTACACTGTACCTTAATAGGTGATTTGTAATGTCTGAGCGGAAAACGATCATATCTAAAAGGAAGCATGGAAGCGTTTCCTTTACTCTGGAAACTGATGATGGAAGCAAAACTTATTATGTTTTAAAAATGACTTGTTTACAAGTTAGTCAATGGATGGACTTTGTTCGAGAGAATTCAAAGGAAATCATTGATTCTGAAACTGGTAAGAAAAACTGGATGCCGAAATCAGCAGTTAACTGGAAAGAGACTCTGCTCAGCCTTGCCGTGGTTGACAACGAATACCGTCCTCTTTCAATTGAGCATTTCAATGATTGGACGCAAGATGCTGTTGAAGAAGCTTACAAACTTGCGGACAGTCACAATTTCAGTGAAATGGCAGTTGAAAAAAAACAGAGTTGAGTTCTGAAGAATTCATTTGGCATCACATAGCTAAAAGGATAGGGGGCGGTTTAACTATTTATGAATTAAAAGATAAGATGACTTATACAGAATTCTTATCTTGGAAAAGATTCATAGAACAAGAGATTGAAAATGAAAGAGATGAGCAAGCCCTTACTTTGTGGTATTTTGCTCATCTCTGTTTTTATGTGCATGATTTAAAATACATTCTGGGCGGAAACAACACAACGACACCAAAAGACTTTTATTTAAAATTACAAAAACCAAAAGAAGAAGAACAGAAAAAATTAGTCCTTGATAGTCCAATTGTAGACGAAGAGATCATGAAAGATCAGATGGAGATGGAAAAAGCTTATATTGGACTAATGCTTGGATTAAATTACGCTCAAATTAAGCGTGATCATAAGAACAAAATTGGAAATAAGAAATGATTGACGTAGAAGGCATCAATATAACCATCGCGGCAGACACTTCCCGTTTGGAATCTGCCGCTCGTCGTGCTCAAGCTACTATCAGTGGCATGGGCACCGGTATCACTAATAATCTTACAAATTTAAGAACTGTCTTTGCCAATCTGACACAGACTACTGCCGCGTTTCGAGCTGCTTTGCAGAATATGGGACTTGCTCCTACTGCTGAAAATATTCGTATTTTAACTAAAGCTTTAAAAGAAGAAGAGCTTCAAGAAAAAGCCACTCTTAAGGCTATTCAGGAAACCATGAAAGCCCGAGCTCGTGCAGCAAAAGAAGCTGCTCAGTTGCGGGTAACTGCAGTTAAGGCGGCAGAAGGTTACGACAATCGAGTTGCCCGAGAAAGAAGGTTGGCTTTAGAAAAAGCCCATAACGATCAATCCACAATAGCTAACAAGTCAGCTCTCTACGGTGGTCTGGCTTCAGGTACGCTTATTGGTGGTCGTTTTGGCTTTGCCTCTGGCTTCTTTGGTGGTCGCATTGGTGCGAATGTTGGTGGGGCAATTGGCTCTGCAATCGCTGGCACTGGCTCTATGACTTCCAAAGTTTTGGCCGGTATTGGTGGTGGAGTTGGTTCAATTGGCGGTGCTGCTCTGGCTGCCGGTGCAAAGGTATTACAGTCTGCTTTAGAAATGTCTTTTCATTTAATGGAAAAGATAGCTGGAAAAGCACAAGAGTTTTTGTTTACTTCACTCAAACTTGGCGTTGAATACGAAAAGCAAATAACGTCTCTTTCAGGTCTAACTGGATCAAAAGAAAAAGGATCTAAACTTTTTAGTGATATTGAGAAAGTTGCAATCAACTCTCCGTATCGCACAAGTCAGCTGATTCCTCAAGCAGAAATGCTTTTGGGAGCTGGTGTCAAGCTTGATCAAATTCCAGCAATGCTAAGTCGCGTAGGCGATATTGCTGGCGGCAATATGGAAAAATTTCACTTCGTTGCGAAAGCATTGGGTGACACAAAAGCAGTAGGTCACTTGAGAGGACAAGAATTAAATCAATTTGCTAATCAAGGAATTTCAAGAGAAGATTTTGCTGAAACAATGGGATTAGGAAAAAATCTTTTTAAATTTAATAGAAAGTTAGAAGCCGGAGAAGTCAGTTACGGCATTGTCGCTGAAACAATCAACAGACTTACAAGCAAAGGCGGACGTTTTGCCGATCGCGGCCAAGAGATTTCTACGCAAACTGTTGGCGGTGCGTTGGATTCTCTCGGTGAAACCATGGAAGGATTTCAAAAGAAATTCGGCGAAGTTGTTCTAAGAAAATTCAATGTCGCTGAAATATTAAATAAAGTATTAAATAATTTTGGCACCATCGATATGGGAGCAGTTGAAAAGTGGGTGGGTCGTGCTGCAAATGCTTTCAAACCTCTCGGAGCAGTGCTGCTGAAGTTTGGTGATTATTTGATGGAATTGGGAATGAGTGTAGCTAAAAGCCTTCCTACGTGGGAAGAGCTTGGTTCTGTGTTTATTGATTCTGTTAATAAATATCTTCCTTTTTTCATTGAATCAATGAAATCAATGGGAATAGTAGTTTTAGGAGTTGGTCGACTTTTCTTGAAAGTAACAGATTGGTTAATTGGTGCTGTTAATTACATAACTCAATCTAAAGTTTTTAAGAAAGTCATAGGAGATGTTGGCGAGATTCCACAAATAGCAAGAGCTAGAACCATAGACAAATGGTTCAAAGATATGCAAGATGGACTCAAAAAGAGTCCAGATGCAAATAAATTTTTTCTAGATGATGGTAAAAAATCAACTGGAGCTTTAAGCAAAATATTTAATCAAGAAGATGGTGGATCAAGAGATATAAATCAAATAGCTAAATTAGACACTACGTCTTCTCCTTATAACAAACATATGTTAGATTTAAGTGAGAAGATCAATAAAGAAATTGACACTGGGACTTCTGCTTATGAAAAGTTCGGCAAGGGCATAGCTCGTTTGAATTTTTCAGCACAAAAACAAGGTCAGTTTGGACCATTAATCGATGAAAAAGAATATAAGATTGGAGTTCTTGATTTTTATAAAGCTCTTGAACATGATATGAAAGAGTTTCTGGATCACCAGCCCACTACTGCGGCGTATGGCTCAGGAACAGCTCAGGACATTGTAAACGCAAACGTTACAATGCAAACTATGAACATTCAGGAAAGAACTTTGGCAGTTATTGAAGCAGCTAAACTTGTGCAAGAGCAACAAAAAGAAGTGCAGCAGAAGATTTTTGATGCAATTAAGGGCGTCGCTACTAAAGAATTTTTAAGTGAATTTG